AGTTAGATCGGTTACAGCCTTTGGGTCTTTGAATACTGGATCTATGGTGTTTATTAAAAAGTTAACAGCTTCTAGTTCTGCTACTTTGAGTTTTGTTAATGGGGCATCTAGTGTAGTATTAGATTCTACTTACAAAGAATATTTATTTACTTTTAATAATATTCATCCTGCTACAGATGGTGCATTTTTTCAATTTCAAGGATCAACAAACACAGGATCAAGTTACGGTGTAACTTTAACAACTACAAAATTTGATGCTTATCATAATGAAGCTGGAAATGATACAATTTTATATTATTACACTAGTCATGATTTAGCTCAATCTACAAATTTTCAACATTTAAATAGTTATTTAGGAACGGATAACGATCAATCAGGTTCTGGAAGTTTACATTTGTTTAATCCTTCAAGTACAACATTTGTAAAACATTTTATGGCTAGAAACTCAGCAAATAATTCAGATGAGTATATGAGAGATAATCATGTAGCTGGATATTTTAACACCACTAGTGCTATTGATGCTGTGCAATTTAAAATGTCATCTGGCAACATAGACGCTGGAGATATTTGCCTTTACGGAATTCTATAAAAATGATACATAAAATATAAGGAGAAAACTATGCCAAGATATCATAATATAAACGGTAACAAAGTACAGTTTACAGCTGAAGAAGAAACAGCTAGAGACGCTGAAGAAAAAGCATGGGCAGACGCAGCCCCTGCTAGAGCTTTAGCTGACCTTAGAGCTAAAAGAAATAGACTTCTTGCTGCGACTGATTACTATGGTTTATCTGATGTTACTATGTCAGACGACATGAAAACATACAGACAAGATCTTAGAGACTTGCCTGCAGGTAAAGATACTGTTGAGAAATGTGAAAACGCTACGTGGCCAACTAAACCGTAGTACAGCATAGGATCATACTATGTTACAGAAGGTAAAGTTTGCGCCAGGATTCAATAAACAAGTAACCGCAACAGGCGGCGAGGGCCAATGGGTTAACGGCGACAATGTTAGATTTAGATACGGCACACCTGAAAAGATAGGTGGTTGGGCGCAACTAGGCTCTGTTGAAATGACAGGACGTAATACTGCTATCCATCACTTTGTCAATACATCAGGTATCAAGTATGCTGCACTAGGTGGTAGTAGTATTTTATATGTATACTCTGGTGGTATCTTTTATGATGTGCATCCAATTAAATCTACAACAAGTCTAACGTCTGCATTTACTACAACCAACGGTTCATCAACTGTAACAATAACATTTGCATCTGCACACAATATTGGTGTTGGCGACATTATACTTTGTGATAATTTTTCATCCATAACAAACTCTAATTTTAGTTCTACAACTTTTGATGACGTAAAGTTTATGGTAAAATCAATACCAACAGATACAACTTTAACAATTGATGTTGGCTCAAATGAGTCTGGATCTGGTGCCACTACATCTGGTGGTATTAGAGTAAGACACTACTATCCTGTGGGACCAGCAGTAGAGGTTGCAACAACAGGTTGGGGACTTGGATCATGGGGTGGTGTGCAACAAGGACAATTTACATCTACATTATCATCAGAGTTAAGTGCCAGTGCAACATCACTAACAATGGCAAGTTCATCTTCTTTTGCATCATCTGGTACAGTTCAAATAGGAACAGAGCTAATTACATACACAGGAAATAGCGGAGGAACATTATCAGGATTAACAAGAGGCGCTACTGGTACAACGGCAGCGATACACAGTTCAGGTGCAACAGTAACCGATGCATCTAATTATTTTGCATGGAACTCTGCAGCATCAGGAGATATTGTAACAGCACCAGGTTTATGGTCTTTAGATAATTTTGGTAATAAATTAATTGCAACTATTAACGGTGGTGAAAGTTTTGAATGGGACTCAAACCCAACGGGTGCAAACAACACCAGAGCAACTATAATATCAGGTGCACCAACGGCCTCTGCATTTAGTTTAGTATCTACACCAGATAGACACTTAGTATTTTTTGGCACAGAAACAACTATAGGAACTTCATCTACACAAGACCCTATGTTTATAAGATTCTCCTCTCAAGAGGACATAGGCACATACACACCAAGTGCAACTAATACTGCAGGTACACAAAGACTAGCAGATGGATCTAAAATTGTAGGAGCGATACGTGGTAGAGATGCAATCTATGTTTGGACTGATACTGCATTATTTATTATGAGATTTGTTGGTCCACCATTTACATTCTCATTTCAACAGGTTGGTACAAACTGTGGATTAATTGGACAGAATGCAGCCGTTGAGGTTGATGGTACAGCATACTGGATGTCAGAGAATGGCTTCTTTAGATATACAGGTAAACTAGAATCGCTACCATGTTTAGTTGAGGATCATGTATTTGATGATATTAATACAATTCCAAAACAACATATTAATGCAGGTCTTAATAACTTGTTTGGTGAGGTAATGTGGTTCTATCCTAACTCAGGTTCAGGAACAGTAAATAGAATGGTTGCATACAATTATCTAGATTCAAGTCCCGAGCGACCAGTGTGGACTGTTGGTACATTAGCTAGAACTTCGTGGCAAGACTCTGCTGTATTCGGTAAACCACATGCAACAGAATACGATACAAGTTCTAATGGTACATCTGGTTCTTCTACATTTGTGCAAGGTAATACCGATGGTGTAAGTTATTACTATGAACATGAAACAGGTTTAGATCAAATAAGAGAAGGTGCAACAACTGCTATTACAGCGAGTATAGAATCTGGTAGTTTTGATATTGGTCAACAGGGACTAGCAGGTGATGGTGAGTTTATGATGAAAATAAGAAGAGTGTTACCAGACTTTCTTGCACAAACAGGAGACTCTAGAATAACATTAAATCTAAGAGATTTTCCAAACGATACACAAGCTAGTTCTACATTAGGACCATTTACTATAAGCAGTGCTACACAAAAGATAGATACACGTGCTAGGGCTAGAGAGATATCTTTAAAAGTAGAAAATACTAGCACCAGTCAGTTTTGGAAGTTGGGAACATTTAGAATAGATTATCAACCAGATGGTAGAAGATAATGCCATTAAATAAAAAAGGTAAAAAGATAATGACTTCTATGAAAAAGCAATACGGTAAGAAACGTGGAGAACAGGTTTTTTATGCATCGTTAAATAAAAAGAAAATTAAAGGAGTTAAGAAACGTGGCTAGAATAGTACAAGCATTAACACAACCAGCAGAAGACTACGATCAACAAATACAACAATCGTTTGTTAGAGATGTAGATAGTATTGTGCAAAAATTAAATACTACCTATCAACAAGATTTAAAAGACGAGGCAGAAGCGGAGGCATACTTCTTTGGCTAATTCATTCGTAAATAAAAAGGTAGATTTAACAACTACGTCAGCTACAACACTATATACAGTGCCATCAGCAACCACTGCTATTATAAAATCTATATTAGTATCAGAGGACTCTGGTAATGCTGACACTATAACAGTGACTATTACTGACACCAGTAGTAACGTATTTAGTCTTTTTAAGACAAAGTCTATATCAGCAAATGGCACAACAGAATTATTATCAGCACCTTTAGTATTAGAGGAAAGTGAGATACTAAAAGTGACTGCAGCTACAGCTAATAGACTACATGTAGTCCTTTCGGCCCTACAATCTAAGCCTAGAGAGGTTACAACATAGTCTTGATTTACTTGTTAAAAACAAGTAATAATGTAAATTCAGGTGAAATCCCTGCCTTTTAAAAATAACAACATTTAACATATATGATCAATAGAGCAAAAATGCCAAGACAGTTACGTGATAAAGGTGGGATAGCCAGTGTTATTCCTAGAAAAAAATATGGTCTTGGTAGTAAATTAAAAGAGAGATTTAGAAAACTTATACCTAATGAGTTAGCAGATATTGCAGTCAAAGCTGCACCGTTTGTTGCACCTTTCAATCCAGGTATTGCAGGACTCATGAGAGGTATAGGTAGATTTGATCAAAGAGGCAGCATCAGCGATGCATTTAAACAAGGAGTTGGAACTTTTGCTTTTGGAGCAGGTACGAGAGCTTTAGGTGGAGCTGATCCATTTGGTGGAGGATTAAAAGGTGGTTTTACATCTCCATTAAGTGCAGACAGAACAACTGCTATAAAGGATTTATTTAGTGGCACAGAGGGAGCAGGAAAAACTGATGTTGCAAATGTTGCGACAAAATCAAAAGATGTAGGTACAGGGTTTATGAGAGATGCTACGGGGTTGTTTAAAGATGTTCCAATATTAAAAGATTTACCTTCATTAGTGCAACAACAGATATTAGTTGGTGGAGTGACTAGTGCAGCGACATATATCTATCAAGCATTTTTAGCAGATGAACCACCACAACAAGAAGGTGAAACTTATGAAGAATATATGACTAGAAGAAGAGAAAATGTTGGTAGAAAAATGGAATCATATTTTGATAATTATTTTAAATTTGACAAAGAATATTCGTCCATGACTGATGAACAAAAGAAAGCATTTATTGATAGAGTTAATATTAGAGATGGTGGTAGAGCTGGTTATCAAACTGGTGGTATTACCATGGCTAATACACTCGCAGAAAACATAAGACGTAATTTAGCTAACCAAGCAGCAGTAGCACAACAGTTCAGACAAGCTAGAAGAAACATACCAGGTTACGTAGAGCCTGTAGTTCCGCCTGCACCTAAAGCAGCGCCTATAAAAATAGAAGAACCTGACTTACCGATATCTAAACCAATTCAACCTCCAGGTGGAGATGTTCAGCCCCTGTTACCAGTAATGCCAGGTCAACCGGGTTTATTTCCACAACCGAGTAAACCAGATAACTTTATTGAAAGAGTTATACCTCAAGACCCAGGGCCAGGTGGCATAGATAGATTGTTACCAGATTTATATGAAAAAGTAGTAGGCCCTGCACCTGAACAACCATCAATACCACCAAGAGTAGTTACGAAACCAGTTGATATAGTAGACCTATATGAAAAAGTAGTAGGTCCTGCAGAACCACCCGTAGCACCACCTTTGACGGACGAAGAAATTTTAGAAGAAAGAGAATTAAATCCACCTACTCCACCTTTCTTTCCAACCCTACCCGTAGAACCTATGACAGATCAACAGATACTTGAAGGCTATGCAAAGTATAGACAAGAAAATCCAGATGCTGGAGCAGGAGTAGGTATACAAGTAATAATTAATGGGGTGTTACCAGACGGAACACCACTTACGTTTAGAAATGGAGCAGAAGCTGCTGCCTTTAATCAGTACTTAGAATCTATAGGACAACCACCTTTTAAAAGAGTACGAGATATTGACCCACAAAAACTAGCAGGCGGCGGCATGCCAACAGGTGTCATGACAACTAATAAAGCCGGAGTCATGGAACGAGACTACAGAGACAAGGGTGGATTTGTGCCAGTAGGTATAAAAGAAAAAGCAGATGATGTACCTGCCATGTTATCTAAGAACGAGTTTGTATTTACAGCAGACGCGGTTCGAGGAGCAGGCAACGGCAGCATTGAAAAAGGAGCACAAAGAATGTATGATACCATGAAAAAATTGGAGAAAAGAGTAGTATAATGGCAGAAGAAAATCAAACAGGATTAATGAGTTTACCAAAAGGTATTTTAGGTGGCATTGGAAAAGTATTGGGTGGTGTCATGGGTGACATGCCTAAAGAGGGTGAAGTAAAAACAACTAGAATAGAAAAATTAGACATACCTTTAATACCAGGAATATCTGAAGATCAAAATATTTTAAACGCTTTAATGGGTGACATGGATGGTAAAGTAGATGAAGAAACTAAACAGTTTTACTACAGAACTATAATTCCAAGATTATTTCAAGAAGCACAAACAGACTCAGAAAAAAGACAATTAAAATTTTTAGCAGAGGAACTAGGTGTTAGTTTATTTGCATCAGGCGGCAGAGCAGGCTATCAAGAAGGCGGTGTTACAGAATCAAGAGTATTACCACCAGAGTTTATAGAGGCAGCACAGAAAACATATCTAACAGACTTATCTAGACAAGCTGGTATACCAAGTATTACAACAGCTGTTCAACAGCAACCAGGTGAAACAGCAGAGCAGTTCGCTAACAGACAGGCGCAAGCACAACAGTTTAATATTACAAGAGCGGGCATGGCAGAACTTGCACCGCAAGTAGCAGCACAAGACCCATTACAGGCAGCAGCATACCAACAAGCAGTAGACCCAACAACAGGCCTTGGTTCTTTTCAACCTTTCTTAGCGAAAGCAGGCACAGCTGCAGACGCAGCAACTGCTTTAACAGGGGCAGGGGCAGGAACAGGAGCAGGAACTATAGCAGAATATACATCACCTTTTCAGCAACAAGTTATAGATACAACTCTTGCAGAGTTTGACAAACAAAGACAAGTACAACAAAATCAATTAGCAGCTAGAACACTAGGTGTACCTGGTGCGTTTGGCGGTGGCCGTGAGGGTGTACAAAGAGCCGAGTTTCAGGCGGCAAGTGACTTAAATAGATCTAGATTATTAGCAGACTTACAACAAAGAGGATTTGAGAGTGCATCACAAAGAAGACAACAAGACCTTGCAAACCAAATGGGTATTGCAAATTTACAACAAGGTTTAGGTGGAGCAGCACAAGACTTTAGTAGAGCACAGATATCTGGTCTTGGCACATTAGGATCACAGCAACAAGCACAAACTCAAGCTGTACTAGATGCACAAAGACAAGCGGCAGCCATGGCAGTTCAAGATCCAAGAGACAGGTTAGCTATGTTTGGTCAAGGTATCACAGGACTAACACCAGGAGCAGGAACAGTTCAAATAGCTCCAACTCAAGCTGAACAAGCATCAGGCGCAAGTCCATTGATGACAGCACTAGGTTTAGGTTTAGCAGGTGCTGATATATATGGCAGAATCTTTGGAGCTAAAAGATAATGTCAAGAATATTAAAAAGACCAATGTTTAAAAGAGGCGGACAGTCTAATGATGGTATCATGTCTAATGTTGTGGATAGGGAGCAGTATAAGTTTGGTAGCATGACAGAAGATGAAATAAGGTCAAACATAGCATTGCTTACAGGGCTACAAGATAGATTTGCACCGCTACCTAAAACAAGACTACCAATAGGTGAGGTTGGTTTTGCTTTAGCTTCGGGGGCAGATCCAATAGATGCTTTAGGTTTAGGATATAAAAAATTTGTAAGTGACGATGATAAGATAAGAGCGATTAGAGATAAAAGAAAATCGGCAGCTGTGTCTACAGTTTTAGGACAGGCGTTGAAACCAGTTAAAGATAAAAGAACAAATGAGATGATAGCGTTAGAAGAATTATATGGAAAAGGCACTCCAGCATATAATGCTGCGTTATCTGCATTACTTTTAAAAGATGTACGACCTAGAGAGGGTTTTAAAATATTAACTGAAGCCGAGGCTAAAGATTTGTTAAAAGGTGCCTATCAAGAAGGTAAAGCTTATCAACAAAATAAAGATCCTTTGTCAAAAGATT